TTATGCATTAAATACCGCATGTTGGTTTTGGAATAAAAACAAACTAAACCAATACGCAGATTCCGGTGATCTTACTACTATGACAAAACGTATTAATGGTGGTACAATTGGTTTAGAAGACCGTATACATCATTACAACGAGGCTGTTGCAATTCTATCGAGTTGAAGTTATAATACATAATGCAATTTAATCATGTAAAACTTGACCGTGAAGTACCTAAACTTACTCAGCTAAACGAAAACGGAACTAGGTACTATGTTACCCCTAGCGGTAATAAGTACCCTTCCATTACAACTGTACTATCAGCGTATAACCGCAAAGCTATTTTTGAATGGCGACAGAGAGTTGGTACCGAAGAAGCAAATAAAATCTCCGGTAAGGCGTCTACCAGAGGTACCAAACTGCATAAAAATTGTGAAGATTACATAAACAATAAAGACCCGATCTTTAAGACGCCGTTTGAAACTGTGTTGTTTAATTCTATTAAACCAACACTACATAGAATTAATAATGTGTATGCTCAAGAACTGAGAATGTTTTCTGATCATCTACGCATTGCAGGTACAGTAGATTGTGTGGGTGAGTTTGATGGTAAGCTTTCAGTTATAGATTTTAAGACAGCCAATAGACAAAAAGATCCAAGTTACATTGAAAATTACTTTATGCAGTGTTCAGCCTACGCTATTATGTTTGAAGAAATCTTTGAAATACCTGTAGGTCAGATTGTAGTCGCTATTGCTGTGGAGGATGATGAACCTCAGGTATTTGTTGAAAAGAGAAATACTCACGTTAAAAGACTATTGCATTTTCGTGACTTGTACGAAAGTAACTAGAGAGTTGCAGTATTCTAGAGAGCATATATAATACCTATATTGTTATAGTTGTATGAAGCAAAGAGAAAAGTGTTCTGGACGGGGGTGCAAATCCCCCCACCTCCACCAAAGATATATTGCACCATTAACTGCACGGGGTTACCTAGAGACTGCAGCTCGAAAAGCACACTGTGAGAAGTGCAGGTAACAGCAATGTATCTTTGATGGGGGTGTACTCAGTATTCGACAGGGCAACAAGTAAACAAGTGGACAACTCGGTAGGCGATGACCGCTAATCAAGCAAAAACCGTAAATGCAAACGACGAACTGTTCGCTTTAGCAGCCTAAACTCTGCTTAGGGTTTCGGTAGGTTTCCTCGTAACAGAATAACCTACCAATATGTTCAACAAAAGGAGATAATTTTGATTAGAAAACTCGTACTTGTATCAGCACTTATCGGTGCAGCAGTAGTAGCTCAGGCTACAGAAGTAGGTATTACTGGCGGCCGAAGCAATCGCGATGCTGGGGCAGAAGACACATGGGGCATTACAGCAAAGCATCAAATTGCTAACCTAGATGTTACCGGTGGTTTTACACGCAGCAATTCAGGCGATTCATATAGCATTGGAACTAGCAAAAATGTTAAGTCATTTGGCCCAGTTACCCTAGCTGTAAAAGGTGGATTTGCATATGTAGATAATAAAATTGGTACTGATGGATATGCATTAGTTGTTGGAGCGGGTGCTGCTGTACCTCTAAACAAAAAGCTAGCTGCCACAGTAGATTATTCTTACCAACTTGGACAAGATCGTATCAGTTCACAAAATGGTAATCGAGTAAATGCAGGGGTTAAATTTAGCTTCTAAGATATAAAGGTTTCGGTAGGTTGACCAGCGTAGCAAATAACCTACTTTTTTAACACTCATCACACACAAGGAGATTTATATGAGTAATATGACCCCGTTCGAGATTCGCCTAGAACTTTTAAAAATGGCGAGAGATATGCTGACTGAAGAATATCACGGTAAACGTGAAATAGTTAATCAAGAATGGCATACTAAAGTAGAAGAGGCAAATCGCAACAATGCGACTGCTCCTGCTCATCCAGGCTATCCAGCCTTTCCTAACGAATCTGATGTCATAGCAAAAGCTACGGCTCTTAATGGATTCGTCTCGCAGGTCCAATCAGATAATATAAAGACACATTATACTAGCAGTCTAAAGAAGTAATCTGAAAGGTATGGGGGGTTTATACCCCCCTGTTAATAAAGGAATACTAATGGTAAGAATACTAAACTTAGTTGTAAAATTAAGCCTAGTGGCATTAGCAATATTTGCTATTGCAAAAGTTACAGAAAATAAGATAGAGTATTTAAAGACTAACCCGCTTAATAGTACGCCTATTACAATGGTAGAAAGAGAAAAACAACTTGTTTGTTTAGCAAAGAACATTTATTTTGAAGCAGCACATGAGCCTTTCGAAGGTAAAGTTGGTGTTGCACAAGTGACAATAAATCGTTCAGAATCAAAGAAATGGCCTCCAGATATTTGCAACGTTGTATATCAAAAGAACGTAATCTATGGTAAAGTCATATGTCAGTTTTCCTGGTATTGTGATAGCGGGCCTACTGTTAAATCAAATGCCGCATATAAAGAATCTATGGAAGTAGCAAAAAAAGTACTTCTTGAAAACTTTAGACTAGCATCACTTAAAGGCGCTTACTACTACCATGCAGACTATGTACAACCAAATTGGGGTAAACCTAAAATTACTCAAATTGGACATCATATTTTTTACGGTGAAAACATTTAACAGGAAATAAAATGGATAAAATTAACTTACTTAAAGACAAAGCGGTAACCTTCTTTGAAGGATTTACAAAAGCGACTGCCGACACTATTGCTTGGTTTAGTATTATTATCATAATGGCAGCAACCATTCCTAGCTTTATTGCAGCTATGACAGGACATTCCGATAAAATGCCGCCTCTTGATATTACATTACTAGTGTGGTCAGGTCTGTTGCTTTATTTTATTCGATCAGCTATAATCAAAGATATGCTAATGGTAGTTACCATTGGTCTAGGTTTTGCAGCTCAAGCAATTTGTCTTGGTTTAATATTTTTTGTATAATGGCAACTAACGAAACACTTACTGATTCTCTAATTATAACAAAGAGATTTAGATCACCAAATGAATTTAGTCTCTACATTGATGAAGTAAAATTAAAGCATGATATTAGTTACATGGATGCTGTAATCAATTACTGTAACGAAAAAGATATTGATATTGATAGTATTGGTCCGCTAATTAATCAAAAATTGCGCGAGAAGATTCAGATAGAAGCTGAACAAGAGAATATGATTAAACCTAGAGGGCACCTTCCTGTATGATCGCTATGTCACCGTTTGATGTTTATCGCCATTACCTAGCTTTACGGTTACACTTTACAACCGATAAGTACGATGTGATAAAACAACAAGGTAGGGTTAAAGCAACTAGAGAGTCTTTTCTGAAACGTAGAGATTTAATTTCTATTACTCGTGTTGCTGAAAGTTACTCCGATAAAGATGTAGTAGAATTCCTGGTTGCCAACTTTATCTCTGGAGATAGATGGGGTGGTGTATTTAATTCCGAAGCTAAGGACCGTTACTTAGATTGGAAGAAACGTATGGAATCTATGTCCTATAATTTTGAGAAAGAGATTAGAAAGATAGTTACAATTGCAGATGATAACAGCAAAACGTTTCCAGACTTATTTTCAGTGCACAGTAACCAACATCCAGCTATAATTAAGATGTACATGAAAGGTATTGTGTCTATTGAAACTCTGGTTATCCTAAATAAACTAAACGGCTTTGTACCTATTCTCGATACAGAATTAAAAGACGATTTGGTTTGGCCAGATATGTCGAGAATCATTAAAAAGTATTCCCCGTTTCTTAACGTAAACAAAGAAAAATATAATGGAATCCTCACCAGAATCACTGGACTTAATGCTAGCTAAAGCTAGGATTGTTGAAATGGAAAAGAGCATAGCAGCATTACAACATAGTGTTACGTCACTATCGTACCACGTGCGAGATACGCAACAGTATCTCGTAAAGCTAGCTACGACACAATCTGACATCGCCAAGAGACTTTCCACTTGGCCGTTCATCGCAGTAAACACATCAGGAGAAGAATAATGCTTGAAACACTATTTTGGGTTTTAGTAGGTGCTTTTATTGGTTGGCATATCCCTCAGCCTCAATGGGCCGTCAACCTTCAGACTAAATTATTGGGGCTATTTACGAAGTAACATGGAACTATGACGTACGAGAAGAACAGGGACTGGCGGGAAAAGAAAATTCGTAAGGTACTAAAGGGTACCGATACAGTTGCAAAGCACCGCAAAAGCATATATAATATGTTATCTGAAGAAGAAGATGATTCGGAACTAGATAACTTAGGAAGTGAAGTTGATATGGTAGATAATGAATATGATGAAACCTATATTAAACGACGCTAATACATCGCAATACAACGCATACAAAGGAAAAAGATATGGCAATGGACTTTAATGCTCTGAAAACGAGCCGTGGTACTTTTGATGGTTTACTCAAAGAGGTTGAGAAGATCGCAACACCACAGACACAAGAAAATAACTCTAAAGACGACCGCTTCTGGCAACCAGAAGTAGACAAAGCCGGTAACGGTTACGCGGTCATTCGATTCTTGACG